AAGGCGATAGATTATGGCCTCGAAAGGATAGGCGATGTCGGGGGTGGGAGCGAAGAGCCAATGGAGCTGATCGTAGTCGGCGTAGAAGACGGGGGCGTCTTTGAGGGTGTCGTTGGGGTAGAGTGCGCGAAGATACTCGTAGGAGCGGTTTCGCAGGACACGTCGGTCGTTTCCGCTGACCCCGAGGCCGATGGAGAGACTGACGGTGTTGCGCCAACCATCCGGCTTGGCAAGCGTGGGCGCTGAAAGAGAGAGGGAGCCCGTGAAGACATCTCGATACCCCTGAATTTTCAGTCGGTCGGCGATGGACCGCTCGGCTCGGTTGATCACACGAGGAATTTGACGCAACACCGTCGTGTCGGTGACGTTGCCCCGCTCAAGCGTGTCCTTCACATCCTGAACGAGACTGTCGAACGTCATGCCAGTAGGGCCGGGTCCTTCAACCATCGCGGAAGGTCCAATCGATCTGAGGTGGCGTCTCCAGCACCGTGTCGGGGCGATAGAACGGCAGCGTCACGGGATCGGGCATGCGTGCGGGGAGACGATAGGGATCGAGCTGGTCCAAACACCCATCGCTCGGATTTCGGCACACCTTGAGGCCCGGCGCATTGGGGTCGCTGGTGAATTCGCCAAGGGGGCGCTTCGTCTGACAGCGGTCGCAAATTCCGATGCCGAGCGTCGAGTTGCCTGTGGTGTCGAGAAACCTGCTCATGCCGTGTAGACCCCCACGCCGAGGTCGATATTGACGTTGCTCGGATCGCGCTCCTCGCCTTCGGCCAGCTCGACGGCCTCCAGCTCCTCACCGCGCAGCATATCGTAGCGGCCGAAGTCGGCCTCAGGCAACGAGCGGCAGAGCCGGCGCGCGAGCTTGGCCGTGATTGCGTCGTACCACCTGCGGGGCACGTCGAGCGCTTGCGTCGCCAGATCGACCGTCTGGATGAAGTCGTAGGTCCAGACGACAAGCTGGTCGTACATCGCCGATTGGTCGGGCACGGGCCACACCATCAGCACCGGGGCGTCGCGGTCGCGCTGCTGGTAGTAATTCACGACGCGGCCCGGCTCTGTCTTGTTGGGCATCGCGTTGTATTCGTCCAAATTCCACGGACCGAGGACAATTTCGGTCGGCGTGTTCCCGAAGTAGATTTCGGCCGGCGCGAAAAAGGTAGGGGCCACCGAGCGCACACGCCAGCCGAGAGCGGCGGGGGCACCATCGAGGTCCCGCCACAGCCAACGACCTGCGCCGATTTCGCCCGAGTAGGCATCGAGCGCGGTCCACGTCACGCCATCCTGCGTGTACTCGTAGAAAAACGCGCCAGCCATGGCCTCGGAGAAATTCACGCCGACGGTGGTGATCTGGATTGGCGACGCAAACAGGCAGCCGACCGATCCGTTGGTCGCCGTCTGTGCGCAGGCGGTATCGAGCAGGCCATCGAAAGCCAGCGACGCATCCCCGCCCTGATTGCTGAAGGGCACGCCAACCTGACGCGACAGGCTGCGCCTCGTGAGCTTTGCCACCATGTTGACGCCGGGATCGAGCGGCACGATGGCGCGGTTCATGTAGACGGGCAGGATCGAACGCTGACGCCGCCAGAGCTGGACGCCGCGATTGAGCATCTCGGTGAAGACGAGATTGAGCTGGTCGAGAGACTTCTCGATGATTTCGCTGGAGAGCTGCGCAGGCCGGATGCCGGCACGCGATGTCGCCTCCTCGATCAGCTCGCGAGCCGTGAAGGGACGAAGGGCTCCCGAGTTGCTGCCTGAGGTCGACAAGATAGTGGCTCCCTAGATGACGCCTCTGACGATAGCCGCACCCACAACGCCGACCTTGGTGATCCTGATGTCGGTCGCAGGACCCTCAACAAGAGCGCTCAGTGTAGCGCCGGTGACACTGGCATAAACGAACCAATTTGTGCCGCCGTCGAAAGACAGCTCGATGACCAACGTGTCGGCGGGATCATGAAGAAGCTGGAGATTGCGTTGCTGCACACTCGCCAGCCTATAGGCGAGCTTGAAAGACCCCAGCGCGCTGACACCTGCAGGCGTCTGGTTCATCAGGGTGGCTGGACGAAGAGCGATTTCGCCACTCATCAGACAACGCCCTGCACCAGAGCATTTCCAGCGGCCCCTACCTTGGTGACACGCATCGAGAGCCATGGTCCGAGAAGCGTGTAGACCGTGTTGGTGACACCAGCACCGAACGTCGTGATGTTCTGGAAATTGGTGCCATCGACACTGACTTCGAGGACGACAGTATCCGCTGTGTTCTTCTGGACACCAATGTTGCGCTGCTGGCCTGCGCCGAAACGATAATCCAGCGCCACCGCAGGCGACGTGCCTGCGGCGCTCTGGTTCATCAAAACGACAGGCCGGAGAGAGATGCTCATGGCGGCGCTCCTTCGCGCCGATCAGCGCTGGTCGTTGACCATGTACCAGTCGAGGGAGAACGTGCGGGCAGCGGCCGATCCGTTCCTGACCGACTGGTTGACGGCCATGTTCACAGCGGGGATCGGGACGGGGAGCGTGAAGGGGAAGGCCGCGCCGTTGTCGAAGAAAGTCGCCTTGCCATTCTGCGGCGTGTAGGCGAAGCCCAGCTCGCGGAATTCGTTGTTGGCCGGGACGGCGTTGCTCGTCACCACGGTCTCGACACCCGCGTTGCGGATGACGCAGCTCCACGGGTTCGCGCCAAACAGTCGGCGGAAGAAGATGCCGTTGGTGGGCGGCGTCGTGATTGGCGCGGTGGCGACGCCCGTGAGACCGAACAGCGCCGACGCGAGCGACGGGTTGTCGAGCGCGATACGGGCATTGATGAACAACTCGGAGGCGACTGCCGTCAGGAAGTTGAGGCGCACGGCGGCATTGCCTCCCGCGAACTGCGCGGCGGTCTCGTCGCCGGAAGCCGCCGAGTTGACGATGTTGAGCACACCACCGTTGGAGGGGGATACGAGGGCGGGGACGCCCGTTCCTGTCACGACCCAATCGGCGGCGGCGAACTTGAAAAAATCGTCCAGTTGGGTCTGGTACTTGAACGTCCACGGAATGCCCATGTCGGCCAGCGGGCCGGTCTCGGGCGAGAGGGAGAGACCAGCGGGGAGACGTGTGACGGAAGAAAGGGGCATGGGACTATCCTGTCGTTGTGTTCCGCTGGAAGAGGCCAGCTCCTGCAGAGACGGTCGACGGCGCGGCGAATGCGGAGACTGCTAACCACACCCACCGCGCCGAAGGCCGCACGTTGTTACGCGCGCGACTTCCTGATCACGCGCCCGGCGTTCCCCACACCGTACGGAAGTTGGTCCAGCCAGTCGCCCAACGGCTCGTGACCTTGTAGCGCATGCTGTCGGTCTCGAAGTCGCCTTCCATGCTCTTCTGCGCCATGCGGCGCGTCAGGAACTGCAGGCCCATGCGTTCGTCGGTGTTGACCCACCACGCGGTCTGCGAGGTGAGACGGGTGATCACCGTGAAGCCCTTGGGAAGGATTTTCAGCGACATGATCGGGTTGATGTCGTTGTTCGCGCCGCCCGTGCGGAGCGCCGACTTCAGGATGACTTCGGCCTGAAACTCGTTGTCGGGCGAGACCACGAGGCCCTGCGGCGTGACGCGCACGCGCTTGGTGTCGTTGTCCTGCGCCTTCCTGATCTGGATCAGCATGCTCTCCAGAGAGGTCTGCGACAGGGCGGCCGGCGTCGCGAGCAGGTTGGACTGCACGCCACCGACGATGGGGTGAGACCCCGAACACAGCGGCTGGCCGTCGCCGCCGAGGTAGGCACCGTTGAACGAGAAGTTGAGCACGTTCGCGGTGTTGGTCTCTTCGGTCTCGACCATCGCTTGGCCGAGCTGCTCCGAGTAGATTTTGCCGAGGTTGATGTGATCGCCGTCCTCGACGAGGATTTTCGTCATGGCGAACGCGGCACCGTACTGGTTGTAGGTGTAGCGCTTGTTGAACAGGACACCGCCCTGCTTGTACGTCACCGGCCCACCGTCGCCCATCTGCGGCGCGGCACCGAGACCGAACATCACGGGCTCTTCGTGGTAGGCGCGGGCGATGCCGGGCTTGGTGCGGAAGATCGCCTTGTACTCGTCCTTGCGCTGGTCGTAGAGACCGTCGAAGTGTTCGTTCATGATCGGCTCGACGATCACTCGGAACTGCGTAGAATTCATCGGGACAGCCATCTGAGGCTCCTAAAATTTATCCTGTCGTTCGAGCGGCACTTACTCAGCGAGGCCGGGGTCCGCATCAAAGCTGGTAGGCGACCGGGGGCCGGAGCCCCCGGCCCGGATCAGGCGACCTGACCCTGATAGTTGCTGATGCGAACGCGCAGCTTGGTGAAGGCGTCGCCCCACGCGTTGTCCTCGTAGGGCGCGAGGTTCGTGATCTGGAAGGTGGCGAGCGTCGCGCCCGTGGTCGTCGCGTTCAGGAGCTGCGTGGAGAAGCCCGAGAAGGTCGAGCCCTGCGACGCATTGAGCAGATTGATGCCCTCGCCATTGGCCGCCTGCGCGACCGGGCCGCTGGCCTGCCCTTCGTAGGTGATTTCCTTGTCGCTGGTGAACTTGGCGATCATCGGGTTGCCGATGGGATCGTTGGTGTCGTAGGTCTGGCCGGCAGGCCAATACGGGAGCACGAAGCGCTTGCCGTTGCTCGACCACTCGGCACCCTGAAAGACACCGATGCATACATCGACGCCGGAGGCGCACGGGATGATCGTGCCGTTGGTGTCGCGCTTGACGGGAGTGCCGGTGAAGATCGACGTGCCGAAAGCCGAGACGATGCCGTTCTGCAGGTTGTCGACGCGGATCGTGCCCGACGGATGGCTGACGGGCACAAGGCCCTGAGACTGATTGGTTGCGGACACTAGGTCCTCCTGTAGGTGAACGTGAAACAACGACGCAAAGCTGCGTCCTGTCCCGGCGTTCCGCTCTCAACTTCAGGGGTTACACCGCGCTCTGCGCGACGCCTTCCCCCTCAGGAGGCTCCTACAGTCCGATTGGAGCGGAGGCTACTGCTGCCCCCGCCCCGCCGTCAAGTGCCCTGTGGTCAGGTCTGGAACTGTCTCGGCGGGCGCACGAACTGCACCATCTCCTTGAAGCCCTCGTCGAGGTCGACCCGGCCGCCGCTGTCCTTGGCACGGTCGCCGATGTCGCCCATGCCTTCGACAATGGCCTTCTGCATCTCGCGCGGCATGTCGTGGTGCAGCTCGCGCATGATGTCGACGAACAGGTCTTCCGGGCATTCCATGCCGAGCATCTCGCGCCACATCACCGCGCCCTTGAAGCCGCCATCCTTCACTGAATGAATGTCGGCCGCCCACCCGGCTTCCTTGATCTGGTCCATCATCAGGACGGTGTAGCCGAGACGCATGCGACGATGGGGCGTGTCGCTGGGGTGGTTGGTCGATACCCAGCAGCGGTGGAAGCCCTTACGGCGGGGGAGACCGGGCAGCATGGTCTCCTGCAGGATATTGCGGATCATCCTGCGGCGCTCGGGATCGGTGTTCTCGCGACTGCGGTTCCAGTCGCTGTTGCCGAATTCACGCGTGCCGTAGTCCTCGCCCTCACCGTGCGCTGCGTCACGATCCGGTCGGGCGTCTTGGCGAACGCGCTCGTCGCCCCGCTCGTCGCCCTGCTGGTTGTTTGGTGTCGCCATGTCAGTCTCCCTTACGAACGGCCATACTCGCCGCGTTTTGCCTTCTGTTCATTCTCACGCCACGCGCGCACGAGATTGTCGCGACGCTTGAGCTGGGCGTCGTCGAGCTTGCCGTCGAGCAGCCCCTCGTCTTCGAGGTACTTCCTCATGTCAGGCTGCAGTCGAAACCCACCAGCAGCCGGCCGGCGACTTCCGCCCCCGCCAGAAGTGGGGGGCATGCCCCCATTGCGTCGCGCGGGACGGCGCTCTTCGCGCTCACGGTTGTCCCCGCGTTCCACAGACTTATCCACCTCGTCGACACCCTCGGGCGTGATGCCTCGCTTCGCCAGACGCTCT